CGACCATGCTCAACCACCAATTTCCTCGAAAGTAATAGCTGCCGATACGGTCATAGCGTCAGCAGGTGCAACTGGAAGCTCAATCGCCAATCTTTTGCTAGGCGAAATCACGATCCGTTCTTCTGGCGATGGACGGTATTGCCATCCAACCTGCACGTTAAACGCATCAGATAGGACAATCGTCGTGGTTCCGCTACCCTGCGTGAGATTGTTCGCCTCGACGGTTGAACCAGCAGCTGCGTAACCAGTGTCATGCGGCGCAGGAGTCAGAGTCGATCCATTTCCTCCACTATCCACATAACGAGTGATATTGACCGGCAACATCTCCGCAGCCGCATCGGCTTCTTCTGTATCTTGGCCGATATAGCAGCTATGCAGGACAACGACCGCATCAGACGGCGCTGTGATCTCGAACAAGTCCTGAATAGCGGAAACCGGCACCTGCGCTATACTCGCGGTATATATCATTCCCATCATCTAATCTCCTGGCAAGCTCACTTCTTGGCGTTACCGAAATTGACGGCGAGAAGATCGACAATTTTGTACGCCTTCCCGATCGCCGTGTCGTCCTTGGGTGTAGGGGTGGCCGCTGCTATAACAGAGGCCGCAGCGATGAGTACGCTCAACGCTTGAATCCAGTCAGGTACATTGGCAATAATTGATTGAATCATCTCGTTCCTTTCGTCAATGAGATTTCTTCCACTTCTTGATGCCAAGGATCGCTGGGAATACCGCACCGATCATGGCACAGACCGACACAATGATCTGAGTCAAGTTGGTTTGGTACACGATCCTAGTTGCATCGACACGTCGTTCAATCATCTCCGTCGATACTCCGTCTATTTTCTCGGCAATCTTTACTTGTTCGCTGGGATACCGGAACTGAACCCGATCCTTCAGCGTGACCGGCAGCTGGCGTGGCGAGTCAATCCAATACGTCTTCTCGCTCGACTGCACCGGAGGTTGGAGCAGTTCATTGTTTCCAGATAGTGCCAACATGACGATCATTAAGTACATCACTATTGTCCTGAGAGACCTCCGTTATACAACTTGGTCGTGATCTTATCGACTTGTTTTTCTAGTGCCTCAATCTTAAGGTCTTGTTTCACGTCGGATGGAAGCGCGCCGGAACCCCACCGGCCCGAAGGCCAATCTAAAACGAACCTTGAGTTGTGCGTCACTTCTTTCGACATCATTTGAATTTGGTAATTGTTGTGGTTTACTCGACTATCGACGGAGGCGATATACCACAGCCCCGCGCCCGCCTGGATCAGCAGTCCTATTCCGACTGTGATGAACTTGGTATCCACGAGGTTGTTACTCAAGCGATCTCCTTAGCCGCCTCGTCGGCAGTCTTGGGGCCAAAGAAAGCCAGAGCCTCTGGCCTCCGAAAAATACCTGAATGCCCCTTGGCGCGGGCAACCTCGAATCCCCTACCAGTGTCATAATTCTTGACGCGAGCGTCCGGTGGAATGTTCTCTGGATTCATGTATCCGTAGGCACCCATCGGACCCCAAGGATGCTTCATCAGTATCCTCGCCCACCTCACCGCCTTGTCATCTTCGTTGTGCCATACGTGGCAGAACTTAACCTTCGGGCCAGGAATCATATCCCGGTCCAATGCTGGATTGATGTAGACGACTCCAGATATTCGATTACCGGGAATACGAGTTGCTCGATGAATGATCGCGCATCCATTGCTGTGACCCACGGCCACGACTTCACCTTCGATCACCTTGCTAAGTTCGGCCAATCGCCTTGCCGTCCTTCTGTTCCAGATCCTGACGCCTATAAGTCCTCGCCAGCCATACTGCAGTTCATGGCACTTGAACGGCACGTTCTCCCAGAATGGAATGAACTTGCCGATAGTTGCCCGGCCGCCATCCCAGACGTTGAACCCGTGGATGAAGATGGCAGTCTTGCTCATAGGGCAATCGTCTCCAGCAACTGGCGATCCACCGGGATCATCTCGATGATGTTTTTGCCCGAAGGCGCCTCGACCAATACATAGAGATCGTTTCGGACGGAGGCTATATCGTTGATTCGGTAGCTAGAATCAAACACCCATCGGTCCCATGCGGAATGCTCCTTCTGGTTGCCCTGCCAAAAAGATGAGTACACGAATATCTCGTTGCAGTTCTTAGGCAGAACCATGACGCGATTGATGTTGGGAAGCGTACATATGGACCGCATGGGTCCGTCCAGCAACCCGGCCACATGACGGTTGAGATCCGCCGCATCGTTGGCTGCGCGGCCGTCGTCGAAGAAGTACTCCATCAACGCAGACACGTCCTTTTTCGCTGCCAGGAAGTAGATGAATAATCCACTATCCTTCGGCCTGATGGACAGCGTCTTGTAGGACGTGGAAGCATCGACCTGAAATGAACTCGGCGAGATCACGTCAGGTGTCGTACCCTCGAACTGATGACCAGCTTTGGAGAAGATCAACATGCTCCTACGGAACGGAACCATGAAATCGATGAAGTTCACGGAGTCGGAGCTACCCGCAATGTTTCGGTCAATGGGGTCTGAATCCACCAGATTGTCATGGTCTTCTTGGAAGAAGTTGAAGAAGTCTCCAGTCTGACTAGCCATCACTCTCTCGCCAGCAGCCAGCCAGAGTCGGTTATGCAGGAACAGAACGTCGGCTACCTTCCTCTGGTTGCCGGCAGCGTCAGCATCAAATGCCTTGGGCGCCGGATTTGTGATCTTGTTGCCACTCTTTCGTGACACCCAAGGGATCGTGTCGCAGGTAAACGTGGCCGCAGTCGCACCGTCTCCAGCGTAGGTATCACGCTGCAATTTGAGAGGCATGGTGGTTTCGTCTGGCACGCCATCGTCGTCTGACGGAGCAGACACGCGAGTCCAGCGGTCTTCAGGGGCGAGCTGATCTAGAGTTGCTGTACCAGTACCGGCATTGACCACATTGGGGTTGAAGGGTCTGCCGGGACCAGACAGAGGCGTGGTCCCCGATGGCCCTGCTGTCGGGCCTGTGATGGTAGCCTTAGAGCCCCTGTACGGACTGGTAAGCCGGAAGAACCCTCTCTTGGACCCAACACCCTTCCAAGCCACGATGGCGTCAATCCCGATATCCCTGAACTCTTCGGTAATCGCGTCAGCAATATCGTGCATTCTCTCAAAACGGACTTGGTCAAAGTCAAGCTGAATATCAACTTCTTTTCCGATACCGGCGAACGTCGTGTCTGTGTTATTCGAGTCAGCAACAGGTTTAAGTTCACCGTCACCGTCCACATCCCTCCTATTCTCCAAAGTCAGGGCAGTGCCAGACACTGAAGTAATTTCGTACCAGCCGGCTATCACTCCTGTTCCACCCGTGACGTTCACCATCTCGCCTTGCGTAAGGCTGTAGCCATTGATGTTGGCATGAGTGAGCGTCTTGGCACTGGCGTTCCATGTAGCACTGGTGCCATTGGTATCAAAACGCTGAAACGCCACGGTGAACCCCAAGTTCTGCAACTCAGGATCGGTCCATGCACCGTTGGGGCGAGACCACTCATTGTCCCGCATCGACTCCATTCGAGTGTGAGCGAAGGTCGCAGTTTCGCCACCGTTGGTATATTGCCAGAATTGCTCGTCTCCAGGTTCGTCAGCGCGTATTCGAGCATAGTCGTTGACATTAAGAGTGTCCCTGACCATCGTCTCGAAGTTTCTATAGCCGCGCGTGACCACATAAGACGGGGTAGTCTTCAGGTCAATAGCGACCTTTGTGTTGAGAATAACCGTCAGGTCGGTGATCGTCTCCAACCGAAGGTCGTCAGAAGTCGGAGTGCCGCTGGCTAGATAGGCAGCAGCTGCACTGCTGATCGTCACCGTAGACTTAAGGATGGTGTTTTCGTTTACGATCTCATAGACCAAAAGATCGCCTTGGCCGTAGACAACTAAATATCGTTCGTTCTCGTCCCGCTCTATGAGGTGGAGGCGGTAGTTTCCGTTAGAGTCGGTTCCGGTGTCACCAGAAATATCCTTGACAAACTCGCTACCTGGCCGCTTATGCGTACCACTGGCAATGTCAGACATCGTATTATCAGAGACCTCGACCTGGTGGGGGAACCGAAGATGCGCAGGCTGGTGGCTGATGCCGCCGTGGACGCTGGGTATCCGTAATGTGGTTTGTCGTTCCGGCATATCATCCCAAGATGTCCAGCTGCATTTCGATGGACCCTATCAACGAGAAAATGTTTCCGCCGCCCGCAGTCTCTTGAATAATTATTCGGACAAAACAGATCAACCGATCGCCGCCAACTAGACCGCTGTCGGTAATTGTGAATGAGTAGTCTGCGAACGAATTACTCATCGTTTGGATCGTGGTCGCACAAATGTCCGAACCAACCGCCCCTGCGTCTGTGAGTTCATAGACCTCTGCATCAATAGTCTTAGTTCCCACCGTACCGGCAGAATCGTTGACTCGGCAATGCACGACGAGGCGAACATCGTCGTCATCGTCGTACTCCGGAGGGATAGGAAACTCAAACATGAGCGTGTCGGTTTGCGTGCTGCTGTTCGCATTACGCCCCTGCAAGGTAAGCGTGCCGCTGCCGTATCCTCCAGGGACGATCTTGAATTTAGTAGACGCACCAGTCGCATCGAGTACCGTGCCGTCAGCATTACGGACACCACTCATTAGAGCTATGGGGTAGCGTTCCAGCGCCTCCTGCGTAATCTGGCTGCGGGCAATAGGAATATTGGTGATCGCGGATTTAGCGTAGTCGTAAGCCGAGTTAGGGTCTTGAAGGGCGACCAGCCAATCGGACTGAGCAGGCGTTGAGGCAGCAGTTAAGTCTCTGAATTCAGGCATGTCAATTATCCCAGAATGGTTCCCCGTCTTCATCCACTAGGTTGGCACCACGGTTAGTAAACAGGGCGTCTTTGCTTTCGGTTATACGAAACGGATCACCCTTTTCGTCAGTCAAGATCCAGTTCTTTACGCCGCGCCCAGTCACATAGTCATGCTTCATAATCCTGTTGAACTTCAGCTCGTGGAGCAGCTCGTTAAACCTCGTGATCACATCGGAAGACGTGGTTGCATCTCGAACCATATCCATCTGCTTAGAGATCACATCATCCAAACGAGGATTAGTCATACACTCATCCTCACTTTCCCGAGGATGTTTCGGTGCTCCATGCTCTGAAGCATGTTCCCTCGCCATCCCATAGCTTGATGGTTCTCGGTGAACGCCTCTGCTCGAGCGTGTAAGATCTCCTCTTGGATGAGGAGGTGGTCTAAATGGCCCCTCTTCTCAGCCTTCTGGAATCGCATCTTGGTTCGAGCTAGAACGTAATCGGTCAAACGATCTGGCAGATCCTGGAAGTCCCTCTTGACTAAACGGTCTACCCGCATCTTCTCGTCCCAAGTGTAATCGTTATTGTCCAGATCAAAGAGCAGTCGATATCGTCCCGTGCTATCGGCGGCACCGATCGCGTCCTTGATTGCGAACTCCTTGTCCTCGATCGTCTGATTGCGGTGATCAATATGCCGGCGAATGCGAAGCCAGTTAGCGAAGTCCACGCCCAGAGGAGCTGAAGTGACTGCGGCGTAGGCGGCACCAGTCCTGGTCGAGCTGCTGGTGAGGCCAGTCAGCGTTTGACTTCCCGTGAAAGTGCCGCTGACTTTCCGAAGATACATCTTGTCGTTGTGGATCACATCAAAAGTGCCAGTGGCGTTCGTGCTTGTCTCTCGCACGGTTTCGCCATATGTGAATACACCGCTGCCACCCGATACCGCGATCTCTACATCAGGGATAGTTAGATCAACGTCGAATTCAGATAGATGCCACCACCAGTTCTCACCCTGCACGCGAGTCGCCTCCTTGGTCAGCGTATCGCTGGCACGCCATTCGACCGTTCCGTCATTACTGGTCGGAACAGTAGTGATAGGCGTCTCGCCGAGGACTTCGAGGATCTCATTTACGGCATCTAGTGTTACCATTACCGCTTCCCCGCCTCATAAAGGCTTGTGACCTGAGCCGCTGTCAGTATGGTTTTGTACAGATGCACGCCAGAAATCTGGCCGTCAAAGGACGATCCCAGTCCATCTTGATTGCCTATATGCAGATCCTTCGATGAATCATCCTTGGCACTGCCAGCAGCCTCTGGGCTTTCCGTCAACCCGCTACCCTCTGTTCTAGCCACAGCGTTAACGTACAGAATAGGATCGTTAGTTGCGTCGTCCTTGTCGTATGTGAGAACCAAGTGATGGACAGTGTTGATTGCGATGTCTACGGCGGAAGTCCACTCGCCATCGGTCGCTCTGTCGTGCCTAAATGCCAAGGCCACGTTGCCGCCTGATTCTGTTTCGGTCCATAGGGACCAGCCAAGCAGACCACTGGGACTTCGCTTTTCAATTATTCGACCTGAGTTGCCTTGGCCGTCGCTATCAATGTCAACCCAGAGTTCGATAGACCCGCCGCCGTCAAAAATGTTATCTATATCCGCATGTTTCGTCACTTCAACGACATCGCCGGTCCCATCGAAATCGTAGCTTCCACCCGACGTAGCATGTATCGCCGCAGCACCCTGGGCCGTCCCGGTTATCGTGCCGTCATTGCTGCCGATGTCGTCTATGGCGTCACCAGTGGCCTCGGTAAATTCCCAAGCCGCAGTAGCGCCCAGGGTCTTAGCCAACTGGAAGGACGTTGGACGAAGCAGCAGATTGTTCTGAAGCAGCCCAGTCATCTCAATTCCTATGGATCACGGATCGACGATGTAGCCCACAACGCCTGCGTTGATCGTGCCGCTTGCACCTGTCACGACGATCGGCATAGCTGATACGCCAGACGCCATCTCCTTGGATCGCCATCCTGAGTACGAATCCTGTCCGAATAGATGGCTGAATCCACCGTTAGCTGGATTCTTATAGCGGTATATGATGTTGGCATCATCAGCACTGTTGTCGTCATCGGCATCGATCCAGACGTACAAATCGCCAGCTGCACTGTCGTTCGCCCAGACGGTGGTGATCACATACGAACTGCCCTCAACCAAGGCTGGCGTGTTACCAGCGGCGTCAAACAGATCTAGATCGCTCGCCGTGCCTGAGAAGTTTTTGTACGCTCGAAAATATCTCATGTCGAAAACCTTTTAATGCCCCCGCCCCCCTGGTGAAGGGGCGAGGGCTCAAGGAGGAAACACCTCTTATCGCTCTTGCGCGATGAAATACCAGTCAAGGCTCAGGATCGGATCATCAGTACCCTCGGATTGGCAGCAGAATGTTGCTGCCATCTCAGTGGTAGGAGTATGCGTTGAACCTGTCGTGATGCCTGTACCGCCTACACCATTGATCAACGGGGTGATCGTATCGAGTCCATTAGCATAGAACTCGAGAATGATGTAAGTGTCCTCGACTAACGTCGTCACGGTCGAAACGGAAGTCCTAGCACCACCCTTCTCGGCAACGAAGTCAACGCGACCTGACGCTGCCGCCAGAGTGGCCTGATTCATCTCGAATCCGATGTGGTCGGTACTGGTATTATCGCCAGCATCGAACATAGTCGTGTCCAAAATGGACAGACCTGCGAATATCTGGCTTTTCGAGATCGTGTCGGTGACCTTTAATCTACAGCCAAAGATCAGACCTTTGTTTGCAGCAGGCAAAATGGTCTCGGTCTTATGCTGAACTTGGGCACCTTGGTCAGCAGTTCCAGAATTTGAGTCGATTTGCAGAATTCCGAATGCGCCATCAATTACATCCGCCGTTCCAGTGGTACCGCCACCTAAGCTATTACTAACGACGTAATCGTCATCTGCATCGAACGATGAAAAGTCATCTGTCTCGACGTACCAATTCCGGTACGAGCTAGACAGAGCCTCTTGGGATCCTCGCGAGAGCAGTTTGACCATATGCTCCGCGTTAACTGGGAGAGTCATAATATCTTCCTTTGCTCTGGAGGTTAAGAAGCATCAACGTGAATCACGCCAGCGCAGTACGGTGAGAGTATTCCCGCACCGTGCAGGATTTGCGCCTTGACAAACGTCGTATTACGACGGTGGTCGTCTTCGATGTGTGTCTGGACGCCGCCAGCGTGAACGTACCCGATCGCTGCGTTGCCTTCGCCGGCTCCGCACAGCGCCAGTGCTACTGGCTCGCCTTCACCACTGCCGTCGAATGCAGCTTCGATCTGATATTTCGACGGCCCAGTTGTGACGCTGGAGTTCGGGATGTGGTTGGTCATCACCACGGTGAATCCTTCGAGGATTCCGATCGCACGCTCGTTCAACGAGTTCGGAACACGCGACAGGTCTCGATCGAAGATCGCCGAGTTGGTGATGAACGAAAGGACGCGCCGAGCCTGCGGAGTAATCAACAGGAATCGGTTCATCGGTCCTTCCGGTACATTGTCGATATCCATCAGACTGGCCAGTTCCGCCACATCGCTGCGGAAATTATCCGCACCCGTGGCTGTGGGCGGGTAAGCGCCCGTGGAACCGTAAGCGCCTTGCGCATCTACACGCTCGACGACGTTGCCAGCAGGATAGACACTAAGACCATCCTTGTTGAGCGCCGCCGTATAGGCTGCGTTCAGGCCAACGATGATCATCTTCTTATCGAAGTACACAGCCAGACTTCGACCAACTGATGCAGCTACCTGCTGCATAATGTCGAAATGACTGAGCATCTTCTGATCTAGAGGAACTTCTCGGTGAGACACGAGGATATCATCAACAGTGATGTTGCCCTCGTCTAGAACGTAGTTCTGGCCAAGTAGTTCAGTGCCTGGGGTATGCTCAACTGGGTCCGTGTCCTCGCCAAAATGGAGGAACTGGTGACTAAATCCTTCAGTTATGCTGCGTGAAGCAACCACATTAGGATCCGGCCTGCCTTGGTTAATACCAGGAACTGAGACGCCAGCGCCGATATTGACGCTGTTCCACAGAATGGTATGCGCCCGGAACGATACCATGACCATGTCCTGAAACATCTGTTCCAGGGCAAGTTCGGCATCGACTCCAGACTTAGCCAAGAACCGTACAGCATTAGAATCTGCCATTGGAGGTTCTCCGAATTAAACAATTTCAAAACCAAACGACGCACTTTGGTCTCGACATTGATCGGAGTTGTCCCAGGCTGCTGCCGGCTCGCGGCGAGTTGTCCTGACGGGCTCGCCTAGAGATGCAAGTTGTCGGCGATCAGTCTGCGGCTGCGATCTGCAATCTCAGCCAGGAGGGCCTTGCTCGGTGTCCATCAAGTTGGCGCCGTGGCAAAGCCTGCCTTTTCGCGGTCCAACTTCTCCAACACCTTGATGGCTAACGACCTCCATGACTTCATGCGGCGGTCGCCATCAGGCACCGGATCACCCCGTTCCTCGAACTGGGCGATCAGCTGGGCCACATTCAACAAACTATAGTCATTCTTTCTAGAAGTTTCAAAGATTTTTTCCCGAACGTCCTGGTGAACCTCGGATTCCTCCTGCATGGACTTGAGCTGGGCCTTCAATTTCCTGTTCTCGTCGGCTAGATCGTCGGCTGCCGGATTGGCCCCATGCTGCTGGGCGGCATTGATCATGGCCACGGTGAAGGCGGCGTTGTCATTGATCCCCGGACCCTTGGCCCAAGAATGCCCAGTGACCGTATGAACGATCTCGCAGAGGCACTCCGGGACTTCCGGCTTTCCCTCGATCCCCTGCTGTACGGAGTTGGTGAATCGGTAGCTGGAATTCCATCGGTCCAGCTGCTCGAGCTGCTCTTTCGTGGGCTTGAATCTAGGCATAGTGTCTACTCCCTGAAGGTATCCCGCAGGCTCTGTGGAGTGCGGGCGAGACGAAGTACGGCGTTTTGATCACCAGCATTAGCCTTGGCAAAAGTCTTCCAGTAGTCCTCGGCGTCTGTGCAGCCAGCAGAACTGCCAGGCGAAACCGCAGTATCTTCAACGGTCGCTGTAGTTGCTGGCGCTGGCTGGACACCCAAGTCATACAGTATTGATTTCATGGTCTTGATGCAGTACCTAGGGTCTTCCAGAGCCTCCCGAACACCCTTCAGATCTTCGTCGCTGTAGTGCGTAGCAGCGCGATTGATCACCTCATTGAACGTATCCTCGGATCCTCCACACAGCTGAACGCACTGATCCTTGTACTTAGCCTGCGTTGCCTTGATGTCGGATAGGGTGATCTGAGCCATCTGGTTCGCAACGCCCTTGGAGAACCCGACTTTTTGCATCTGAGCGTAGTGGGCATCTGACATCTGCCCATGCTCGTCAAAGTGCCCGAGCACCTCTAGGGGATCCAAACCAGCCTTCCTCATCACGCCTTGGATGTTGTCCTCCTCGGCAACAGAAGGGGCGTCTGGAAGCGTCACCCCAGTCTGCGAGGTTGGGCTCGGTGGCGGCGAGGACGTATCTGAGCTGGCGTCCTGTAAGCCGCTGCTAGGACTGGAGTTAGGCTCCGGCGTAGCGTTCGCGGTGCCGCCTTTACTCTGAGCCCTCTCTAGTCCTTTGTAGAAATTTTCTGCGGCGCCGGCATCGACGAACACCGACCCGATCAGCTGTTGATTATCAGGCAAACCCAAGTTGAACTTGGAGTTGCCTAGCTCCCGAATACCCGCCTCCAATGCCGCCTCGCCATTGAATTTCCCGGCGTAGACCGATGCCGATGCTTCATCTGTCGGAGCATCTGCTGGTGAATCTGCGGTGGCGGTGTCCGTTCCGTCTTCAGCCATAAGTAATCCTCCTTATGCTGCGGCTGCCGGCCCCCCAGGAAGGGCCGGGATTGGTGGTCCCGGTTGAGGCTGTTGGGCTGCGTCTTGCTCGGCAATGGCACCCGCAGACTGTATCGCCTGCTGTGCAGTAGCCATCTCGATTGCCTGCCTCTGAGACGCTGCGTTCTCGGCCTCTAGTTGTTCGTTGGTCTTGATTAACCCCGGCTCATTGATCCCGCTCCAGCGTGCCAAGATGTCTGCCATCACCCGAAGGTCGATCTTCTTTTGGAGTTCAGGCCCGAGCTGCTGGACGATCTGAGCATAGGTCAGCATCTGACCCAGCTTGACTTGGGTGGACAGGGCGGCTAGGCCGGTCAGTAACGCAACACGGGTTGCGTGCTCAGGGATCGGCTGGATCAGCTTCTGACTCCTAGCCTGCTCGATGGCCTTCTGGATCAGAGGAATCTGCTGGTCGTCGGCGATTGGGGTGTATGTACCACCGAGAGCGCCCTCCAATTCGAGGGCAATGCGGCGAATCTGCTCGGCAGTTACCCGCTCGCCTCGCGGTTGAATCTCTGATTCGACCATCATGGCCTTCGCTAGGTCACTTCGGATGGCATCGTCAGCGGCCTGCACCACACTGAAGTCGGCAATCTTTTCGATTTTGAGCGTGCCCACATCTTGAATATGGCCGCCAGCTACCTTGCACCTGAAGAACCCACCAGATTGCTGGGTCAGGTCGCTCTCAGTTACTCGACTGCCAAGATCGACACCAAACAGCATCTTCGACGCTAGTCCAGCGTGGTCGAGTTTTGCCCGCCGTAGGGCATTGTGGGACCGCAGGTCTCCCAGCAGCGATTCCACGAACCCACGCCCGTAGTTCTCGCCCGGTGCTAGGTCGAACGCCGTACTAAAGTATGGGCTGAGACGAGGATCATCGTGAGCGATGATGTTGCCATTGACCTCCTGCTCTACCAGCCACCTCTTGCTCAGAGGCTGCCAATTAACCATCGTGTAAATAGTTTGCAGCCGCTTATCGATTGGCATGGATTCATCCATGCTCAGGCCGGTCTTCTCGAACTTGTCAGGCGGCAGGCCCAGCGGGTCAATCTTCTCGGAGATCACATGCAGCAGCACGTCGCCAGCGGAATCCCTCTTCGTGACGTACTGGTCCCGCCGGAAGATCTTCAGCCGCCAATCCGTGGTGAGCTGCTCTAGAACGTCACCCGTGATCATTAGCTGGCTGAGCGCCATGCGTTTTCTGGACCGAAACCCAGATCTACGTCGAGATCTGCGGTCGATATCGATCGACTCGAACTTGGTCTGAATGATCACCGCCTGCTCAAACAGCTCCTGCTCCCACTGCTGGATCTGCGCGAGCCCTCCTGGTACGGAGTCTGGATGGTTTTTGATTTCCGGGTTCAGCTCGAACCGGAACCATTGCTGGGCCGGCGGGTAAAGAGCCAGGAGCAGCCTGCCTTCCAGATTGGCAATGCCGCGAGCACCCAGCGACTGCTCGGTGTCGGGCAGCTGCTGACCTTGGTCGTGGCCGATGGGTGGCTGGATCCAAGGTTTGGTCAGGGCCGCGCATTCACGAGCGGTTCGGAGGGTGTTGTACCTGAAGCCCTCTTGATCGAGGCGGTCAAATGTTTCTTTTATATGGGCCATACTAGGATATGGGAATGGAAACTCCGCTCGATTTGGTCGAGGATATACCAGCAGCAGGTGTGGTCACAGACGCACGTCCGACCCGGCGGGCCTCCTCCATCAGGCGCTTACGCTCGGCCTCTTCCAGATCCATGCGGTTAAATAATCGAGGTGGCTTTCGGATCGCGTCACGAAGTGATTGTGGATTCAGGATGTTGAGAACACCTTCGCCCTCGTCACCCTTGACGCCAAATATTGAGCTTACGGCATCACCCATGCGAAGAACGCCCTCGTCTCTGCTTTTCAGCCTGACGCTGAATAGCGAGTAGTTCATCCACGAGCTGGCGTCTGCCACACTCGCGTGCGATACGAAGTCGTTCCGTCTCGCTGTCCAAAGCCTCTGGATTGAAAAAGGGCCTGATGGGTATACAGCGATCCAGACCAGTCAACAACTCCGATGTGGTGGCGGGCAAACCAGTTGGAAAGATCGGTTCTTCATTAAAAGTGCCCGGCACCGGCGTTTCCTCACTAGGAAAGTATACAGTCTAGCTGGGGAACAAATCAAGGGTGGAATTTCAACTCCCCCCGATCTGAGGGCTCCGGCGACCACAGAGGTGCAGTGCGGTCCAGCCGAGACCCGACCATTCGTCGCGAGTAAGAGGGGTATGCTGGCCCAGCGGAATCGGTATGAACCATCGAAGTGGTCGTTCAGATCCACCTCTTTTGACATCGGCACCAGAACCGCAGCGACC